CCCCCGCTGAATTGGTCCCTGTTCGCCATGTCAGATAGCTGTCGTCATCGATCGCAAAAAGATTCCTGGAATGATACCATGTCATCCAATTCCAGCCGGAGTTATAAATAGCGCCGGCAGTCCACGACAAACCATCGTCAGAGCTAAAAAACGCTCGACATCCCTGCGCTCCGCCGACCGATGGTGCCCAGTAGGGCATTAATACCACCAAATTACCATTGCCCAGACGCTTAATAACCGTAGGTATACCTGCAGCCCCTTCTCCGAATGGGGGCCTTAGGTCGAGCGATATATCTGACACCTTGGCAAAGGCTGTCCCCTTCCCGTCAGCATCGGCCCAATACTCTCCGGCCCATACGCCGGGATCGGCAAGCCAGTAATATATCGCTATGCGCAATTTATTATCGACCAGATTAATACTGGCCAATGGCTGATAAGTACTGTAACCGCTGGCCAGTTTGTTGGCGGCCCCGACAGCAAGCGGGCCGGTTCCGTCCAGCACGCCCTGTATGGTAGGAGCGAAAGCCACGGAGACGGAATTATCCGAATCGCTTGTGAATACGCCAACAGCCCGGCCATCCGACGTTTCGCAGATGTTGCCGTGCCCCCGGTCCCCAGTGGTAAAAGTCCGCCAAGTAGTCCACTGGGTGGGGTCTGTGAGGGCTCCCGTGGACTGTCCGCCGAACTCTACATACCCTGTGGGCCTATTCTCCCCGACCATCATCTTGCTTTTAAGTAGTGTCTGTATCGCCGCCGGTATAGTAATCATGGGCTATACCTCCATAAACGTGACGGAAAACTCAAAGCGGGTTGGGTATATTTTCCGCGCAGCTTGAGAGATGCTAGATATGATCATGGTCGCACTGTAGCTGTCGGCCCCGGTGAATGTCCGCTGGGTACCGGCCCTGCAGTCTGCCTGCATAGCTGTATATACTGAGTAGGTTTTGACGTAGGTGGTGAGTGTGACTACCTGCCGCTTACGCCCTCCCTGCTGAAGTACAGTGGATATGGAGTTGAGGGCCGCAGGGTCAGGGAGCAGCGCTATTTCCTTTATGACTACCTCATCCCATGGCGGGGTGTAGGTGTCCTTGATTACATATAGATCGGTGTTTCCCCATTTAAAAGACACGCTATCCCCTCCTACGCCATACTGGGCATTACTCTAACCCTGCCCGCTAGTCTGCGATCGCCGCGCTCTATCTCCGCGGCCACGATCTGAGCCACGCCCACTAGCTGGTTCATATCGTTGACACCTTCGACCCTCACGGTGCCGCCGATGGTGAGGCTCTGGCCAGCCATCGCCATGCTCTGTTGGTTGCTAAATACCTGTGATCCCCGCGGCAGGTTGAGCAACTCCGGCCCGCGTTCTCCGACCCAGGCCAAGCCGCCGGGGTGGAAGTTGGTACCGGTTGCGTAGCCCCTGTCTAGTTTCCTAAAGTCGGCCATGCCGCTAGTCCCGGACGATTGCACCAGTTTGTCGATCGGGCTGATGTTGACTTTCGGCAGCTTGTTGGCCAAAGCGATGATGGTGTTAATATCGTCGATAAATCCATTGATTCTGCTTTTTAAGTAATTGGCGAATCCATCCCCTATCTCCCGGATCCAATTGCGAAACGCCGGGGAGGTGTCCCATAGTTTTTTGAACACCAGGACCAGACCGGCAGCGGCCACTACAACCAGCCCGATCGGGCTGGTCAGCGCTCCGATAACAGTGCCTAACAATGGTATGGCTCCCCGCAACAGCCCTGCAGCTTTGGTCACCCCGCCCAGTTTGTCGCCGAACAGCGCGAAGAATACCATGGCTTTGCCCACTGCCATAAGCACCGGGCCGATGGCCGCGGCTATCAAGCCGAACTTGATGATCATGTCCTGCATTGGCTCTGGCATGCTGTTGAACTCGTCCACCAGTTTCGTGACCGCCCTGACAACCTTTGTCACTATCGGCTCCAGCTTGTTACCCAAGTCGGCCATCTCAAGGCGCAGTGCGGCTTGTGACTCGTTGGCCTCGATCACGACACCGTTCATATTTCTGTATTCGGTGGCTATTTTCTTGTACTTGCCCGTCAGGAGGTCAGTCAGATAAGCACTGCGTTTTTGCTCACTGTTCATCGTTTCAAGTTTCGCGTTAACCTCGTCCTCGTTGATGCCCACCCAGTTAAGCGCATCGGCCAGGGGGCCAGTTACCTTGCCGACCTTGACGGTCTCATTGGCGGCTTCGGTCAATCCTTCCAGCGGCAGACTATCACCAAACGAGGCATACACTCCGGTTGCGATGGTGGTCCAGTCCGCCAGTTCCTTTTGGTTTTTGGTCATCTGGGCTAGGTGATTGACAGCCTCGATAGAGGTGTCGTCCTCGCCGATAATACCGTAAAAATCAGAAAACAGCTTGCGCCCGGTTTCGACACCATGGCCGGTAGTCTTAAAGGCGGCGTCCAGCTTGCCAAGATCCTGCCTAAATTCCCTGGTGCCCTCGGTGGCCAGTCCGATTCCGGCTATTACCGGGGCGGTCACGCCCATGGCCATCTTCTGGCCTACGTTGCCCAATCCCTCGCCGGCCTTTCGCAGACTGGCGTTCATTTCCTTGGCCTTCCGCTCCAACTTGTCCATCATCTTGGCGGCCCGGCTTGTATCACTCCCCAGCTCGGACATCGCCTGGCTATTCTGCTCCAGCTCGCGCTCCATTTTATTGAGCGCGGCGATGGCATTATTGAGCTTGATCCGGTAGCCATCAGTTTTTTCCGACGCCTCACCGTACATCTGCCCCGATTCCTTGACGGCTCTAGCCAAAGCCTCGACGACCTTCTTCTGCTGTGCTACCTTGCGCTCAAAAAGTTGACCCTTTGCGGTGAGTGATTCCAGGCTGCGCTCGTTTCCGGCAAAAGCCGATGCGCTGGCTTTCAGTTCAGAGTCGAGCACCCGCAGCCCACGGGCGGCGTCGTTCATGCCCTTGCGAAATTCTTTTTCGCCATCCAGTTTTAGAGTGGCTCCTATTTCTCTCAGCGCCACTAGTCCTCACCTCCAGGTCGTTTCTTATTACGCTTGATCCAGTGCAGGTATTCGTCGTATTCCATGGTCCACTTCCACAGGGTTAGGATACGGCCCGGCGTAGTCATCCAGGATTCCTTTTCAGTCAGGCCACATCGCAGCCCCAAAAAGATAAGGCGCAAGGGTTTTAAGCCCCTGCGCCCTCCACGTTTTTTGATGCTTCAATCTCCTCAAGCACTTCATCAATCTCAGCGCCATCGTCGGCATCGTCACCATCATCGCCCATCCCGGCATTGATGATCTCGATCACCAAGTCGGATTGATCCATCAATTCTTTGGGTGACATCAGTATCTTGATTTCATCGGCGTTGTAGGTTTTGATCTCAACGCCCTCCTGCAGTTTTTTAAGAGCCGCTCCCTGGGCAGTCAGCAGGGCTATGAGCCAGGCAATCTCCGCGATGGCTTTAGCCGGCTCCTTCATCGTCTCCCCAAGTTCTGTGAGCCCGCCATACCGGCGGGTCACTTCCTCGAGCGCGGCGGTGTTAAATACGGCTGGGTACTCCTGCTGCCGGATAGTTATGATTCGTACATCTTCGTACATAAGCCCTCCTAAGATATCTTCTCTACAATGATTTCTGTAGTCTGGACAGTCTTGCCTAACTCTTGGGCGGTTATGGTCAGCTTTTTAGTGCCGACTGCCATCGCTATACTAGCGGATGCCTCTCCGCTTACGATATCCTGGCTGTATACTCCGTCAATATACAGCTTAATAGTGTGGTTGGCCGCTGTTGGAGTCACGGTCACAGCTGTCGCAGTCACCCCGCCAAATGTGTAGTACCTGACAGCTGCGCCGAAGGACGGCGAGAGGCTTCCACCTGTGCCCGCCATGGCCAATCCTGATAGCCCAGTTGACTCAACCGTAGGCACACCCGCCAGACCATCCAGCCAGGCTATTGCATCAGCCTCACTGGTAAAGGTCGCCTGGTCCCGCCAGCTGCTGACTGTATCCAGTGCGGTCAGTATTTCGCCCTCGACAGTAGGTGTCTGCCACTCGATAGAGCCATCAGGTTTGGTGGCGGCATTTTCTCCCGGCATACCCCACTTGGTCTTGTGATACCAGTAGGCGCGATATGATCTTACTCCTGCTTTCTTGCGTACCCGGTAGTAGCCGAATCCGCCTTCGGGGCTATCATAGGTGGCGGCCTCTCTCAGTGTTGCCTCCCCGCCCAGCGTGGATTCCTGCACCCCCAGCCAGGCTTTCAGTGCGGCGTCTGATAGGTCGTCTACGTTCATGCTTATGGTGCCGGATACGAATCCGTTTTCGATCTCTGCTATGGTATCGTCAGCGGCCAGCTTGGCGTCCGACAGTTCGATGCTGACATCAGCCCCGATTGCCATGCCGACCACTAACCCAGTGCCATAAGTGGGTAGGCTGTTTGCAGGCTCGGTTGCAATCGGCGCAAAGACCGGATGCTTGAGTCCTATATATGCCATGGTTTTTCCTCCTTAATCGTTTATAACTCCATCGATGGAGCAGTCGACCACTACATGATTCAGCGCGGTGTCTGTCTCGTAAAACTCCATAGTGTTGTGGATAACAAAGCCGCCTGCACGGAGCAAGCGGCGTAAGTCTTTTTTCTTCTGCTGGGGATTAGTCTTAGTAAAATAGTGCACCTGGATCACGGTGGTATCATACAGATCGGTGTCATCCGCTATCAGGGTCGGTCGCTCATCCATGTAGTTGAATGTGATGTACTCCGTGTCTCCCGTAAGATTAATATTTGGTGTCACCGGCAGGCCCAGGGAGCCCAGGGCCGTTACGACAATCGCATTTATATTCACTTGCCGCCCACCTCCCGGTCAAAGACTTCTTGCATCTTTGCCAACACACCTTGCTCGCTGTCATTAATAGCCTTGGTCAGCGTTGGTCGTGCAGGTTGTCTTGACGTGCCGTATTCCAGATAAATCATTTTCTCGACGTTTCTTACGCCTTTTTTGTCTGTTCCAGATGGTTCAACGCTTGCAGCGTACCCGCCACCTTTTGCTTTTTTGGCCTTGATTATCTTGATTGATTTCACCAAGTCGCCACTTACTTTGTGATTGGACAGCTCGGCTGTAACCCTATCCATAAGTATCGGCGCAGATTCGTTGAGCATCTTAATGGCTATCTCATCGGCAGCATCACCTAGCTTTTTGAGCTCATCCATAAGCTCATCGGGTACGTCATACTCAAAGCTCGCCATATCACACCGCCTTGTCTGAGCAGACCAACTCGATGATACCTAATCCAGACTGGTAAGTACGCACAATATCGTATGCCTTGCCGTCATAGACCACATCAGTCTGGTCATCCCAGTCCTCAACGTGCACCTCGAACACCTGCGATATTTCAATGCTATTGGCATTAGCGGCGTAAAACTCCGCTCTGGTAACGCTGCGTACGTTGGCCCAAACCTCGGTATCGCTGTTGCTCTGGGTTGGATAACCGTCCGCATCAGCGGTGATGGTCACTGTCCGCAGTGTGATTTTGTCACTAAAGTACATAGCATCACCCCGCAGTCAGCGCGACGTTGACGGTTGCCGACGCTGTGACATCAAGATCCACTGTCTGTGAGGCATATCCGGTGGCGATTACCGTGTATTCCTGGTTGACGCCGGCAGACACATAGTAGAATACGGCAGTCCCAGTGGCATCGGTCTCCTTGGTCTCGCCATTAAACGTGATGCCGACATCAGCCTTTGCGGTCTCTCCATCCTTGCAGACGAATGTAATAGCATAGCTGGTATAATCCCGCCTGCGCCTCAGTTCATCACGCTGGAGCATATAGTCCTCACGGTTCGCGGCCGCGTCCTCGTTGCTAAGTCCAAACTTCCACCGGGCGAACGAGCGGACAGCCCCAAGTATGAGGCTGTCCGTTTCGCTGTTCGCCTTTTCGGAGGTAACGCCCAGGCCGATAAGATCATCGCGGCATTCCGCTATGATGTCCGTCAGTTCTGCGTCTACGTCAGTCGATGTGTTCCGCCGCACCGCCCGCCTGATCTTGGCCAGGAATGCCTCCACTACTACGATGTAGAGCGTAAGCACCTCGGAGTTGTCCATATCCTCTGCAACGGTGACCGCCTTGATGGTGTTGGCCGTGCCGGTGGCAAGGACTAGCGGCGCGGTGTATTTTGTTTTTGCGGAGGTCGGCGTTGTACCGTCAAGCGTGTAGTATATTTCGCCGGTTGCCTCCATTGTGGCGAGGGTGACGGTCTGTGCAGTCGTATAGTTTCCCGATGCCACATTGGACGTTACGCCTGCGGCTTGCGCCATATTGACTCCTCCTTACACCAGCATGATGATGTCGACATCCTTTTCCCCGTTCGGAGTACCGACGATATCGATAGTGTTGAGACACAGGGTATCGCTGATATTAATCGTGGGTGCGGTTGCCTCCCAAGCACCGTCGAACGCTACGCGGAGCATCTTATTCCCGAGCTTATATGGGAGTCCAAAGATGTCGCTGAATCCGATGGCGGTTGTCGCATCGGCACCGTCATGGGCGGGCAAGTCAACCTTTGTAACGGTCTTAAATGCCTTAGATCCCGTGACGACGTTCGCCGTATTGGAGTTCGCGGTAAAGTATGGCAGTTCTTCCTCGATCTCTTGATCGTCAAAATCGGTACCATACACCTTGACCGCTACGTTTGCGACATCGCCTGCAGTTCCTGCGGCGGTGGCGGTGATCGTCCTGGGTTCGGGCGGGTCAGTTAAGCCTGTGGTGATTACGTCATAATCACCGGTCGCTCCACTCGCTAGCGCAACGGCGGTATCGTCGCCTTTCGCTACTGTGTTTGCATCCCACGACGCAGATCCAACGCAATTAAAACCAGAAACATCGATTCCGTTCACGGTTCCCAATGCCCTTATCGCTGCCTGGATTAGAGCTGCCGTGTTTTTCTCTGCCGATGTCTTGGCAAGCGTGATCGTAATAGTGTCTGCATTATCCCCCGTGCCTGCTGCCACCGACATTACATCAGTTGTAGAAGTTGCAAGTTTTACCTTTACTTCTGCGTTGGGGGTCGCGCCCATCATTGCCGGAGCTGAAATATCCAGCGTGTCTGAAGTGGAGTTGGTGAGCCTCGCTGTAGATGCTACCCATGCGGTGGTCTTTACTCTTTTTGTGGCAAGCATGACTCCATCTGCATCGGCAGCGGCGGCATCGGTTATTTTATAATCCGCAACACTCAATGCCTCTACCTTAACGTCTCTTGCGTCTGTGCGCAGGTAATTGTCTAATCTTCCCATTGTGCTCCCCCCCCCTTACGCGGTGGTCAGCGTGACAACGATAAACCCTTTGTCCGCGATAACGTTACCACCGACGAGGACTTCACCTCTGACAGTCAGTAGCCCTTCGCCAAACTTGTAGTCATCCGAAACGGAGACTTCAAAATCTCCGAACAGCCCCAGCTTGTAGTTAGCAGGATTGCCGTATATCATAGTCGGGATGTCTGCGTCGCTATAAGTTGATGCCGATAACGCAGTAACATCGGAACAAATCACATAGGGCACCGCGAGGCCACCATCTTTGATAACGCCCGTGTTCGGATTCGCGCCGTCTGGAATGATCTCATAGACGGCCTTTTTCTCATTAGTGCCTCTGACATCACCGAACGCAACCAGATCGTTCTTATTCAAGAACAGCTTCGCCCCGCCGCCAACATTTTCATCGCCGCCATATGCAAAAACGATTTTCCGCAAAGTGGTTGCGTCGATGGTATTTGCCACCACCTCATAGGCTTCGCAAATTGCCGCAGCGGCGGAATCGGCAGCGTTGTAAATACCAAAGGGTTCGGTTGAACCATTCCCGCCGATGATGTACGCTACAGCCTTTTTCCTCAGTGCATTGAGCGCGCCTTTTCGGACCTTTTCTTCGTACTGCAGCGGAGACTGCTTCTTGATCTGCTTACTGACATAAGATACAACATCAATATCGAACGGTAAAATATTAGCAATCTTAAAGGTGGGGTCGCTGACGTTTGCGGCAGTACCCTCGGTTCCTGCCCCGGCAGTCTGCCAAGCAGACACGAACGCCTCTTTGTACCCGCCCATGCCGGTCATATCCTCAACGGTGATCATGTCGATAATTGACGATACAATATTAAACGGTTCATTGATGCCACCAACACCGGTCGGGGTGGCAATCTTCCCGCCGGACAACAGGGTCGATCTGGTCTCTATCGCGGAGATAGCAGTCTTGCCGCTTTCGACAAACCGTTTGGCTCTTTCTTCAATCTGATTTTCCATAGTAATCTCCTTCCTGGTATCGATAATTTTAGTTACTGTGGTGCCGCCTTGAATGTCCAAGGCGGTCTGCTTGCGCTGTTGCAAGTCCTCTAATTCCCCTTTACGAGTCAGCAGTTCTGACTTTTCTGCGGCGGCCTGATTGACGGCCTCGATATCGGTTGCAGATCTTACCTGCTCGTCCAGCTCCGCCAATCTCGCGGCTATTTGATCTAATGTCATCTCGTTAATATTCAAGATTTGGCACCTCCGTAATAATATTTTGCTTTTGCCAGTTCCAGATCTTTTGCATTTCTAAGGCTTTCCGCCTTACGTTCTTTGCTTTCCGCGTCAAACGCTTTTCGTGCTGATATGGAAGTTGTATCATAAGCGGGGAAATCCACCGCGCTTACGTCGTATAGTCTGTCTATCTTTGTTATGGTTCTAACTTCTAGGTTAGGCTCGTCGTTTCTCTCGACTTCCACATACCTAGCTTCCTTTACCGTAAACGCAAAGCTCATCTTATCTATCAATCCGGACTGAATATCGCTATATAGTTCCTCATGCCCTCTATCTTCTTTTTTCAAGGTAGCGCTCATGTGCAGTCCGTCTTTTTTAACCTGCAAACCTAAAGACTTATTCCTAGTCCTTGCGAAAACTCGGCCGCAATGATTGTAGTTGAAGATAACGTCCGTCATGTCTGCTTCTTTAAATGCATCTTTGTCAATTATTTCTCTAAACTCCCAGTACTTGCCTTTGTATAGAATTGTCTCTGTGTCAAACACACAGGGCACGCCTTCAATTAACAGGCTTTCTGTATCGTCCTCATTTTTTCTTGTTTCGATTTTGGTGAGTTTAAAATCCCTAAACTCAATGTTTTTGTCGTTCATCAACCTTTCGATGTTCTCGATTTCTTTACTCATCGTCTGCCTCCTTTTCCTTCATCTTCGGATTCTGCCAGCTCATTGGCTTGTTGCCCCATGGTACTGGAGCCAGATTAAGAACCTCGCGGACTTCATTCGGTGTCATGATCGCCCGGTCTACAAAGCTGGTAAGCGCGAGCTTGTTGGCGGTGCTCATGTACTGCATCCGGTTGGACTCAAAGATGATCTCATTCTCGAAGCCGCGCTCCCTAACGGTGAATATCTTGTTGGTTAGTTCCAGCCCCAACGCTATCAGCACCGGCTCGATCCGTGCCTCATAGAAGGCATCCCAAGGATCCCCGGTCAACTTGGATAATATGGCGTCCTCATTCACCCCAAAATAGCGGTAAATATTTAACCGCAAATCCTCTACCGTTTTGTAATTGGCGATTACCGGCTGGAGATTCAGCGGGGTAAATTCCTGGCTGCTGTCCAGGCTGGCAATCCCGCTGCCATTGGCTATGGTCAAGTAATCCTGGACGAATTGATCTTTATTTCTTTTTACATCTTCCGGCGACAGCATAGCCTTGGTGCTTTTCAGTATCCCGCGCAGATTGGCAGTGCTTTTGATCGCGTTGGCCATGCCGTCGTTGGTCGTATTCAGCAAATCCAGGCTGGTCAATATGGCCGTGTTGCTGTCACCAAAGATATCCGACTTGTTATAGTCCTTACGCAGAACGGCCAGATCTTCCCAGGGATGCACCATCACAATTCCAGTTGGGAAGGCAAATTTGATATACAGCCCGCCTTGCACCTCAAGCGCCTCCATCTGTGCGGAGGGCATGGGATATAAGCCGGTGCACCGCCCCAAGTCATCGCGCATTATGTAAATAAAGACAGTGTTATTGATTTCCAGCAGCGTCCGCACCTTGTACAAAAAGTCCTTGCCGTTCATGTAGATGTTCGGCCGGTACTGGATCATGCGCTGGAGTCGCTTGTCACCCGGTAGTCCGTCCCGCAGGACTTTCACATTGGCCTTACTGGTATGCTCGGCCAGGGTACGGATGCAGGACCGGACAGTCTCGTTGGCATAAATGTCCGAACCGAAAGAGGTAAATACTGATCGGTAGCTGCCAATTTCCTGCCACATGGAGGTGACGTAATTTTTTAACCCGCCGAATATAGATTTAATCGCGTTTCTTAAGTTCACTTAATCACCTCCTCTACGTAGCGCCCTACCGCAAGTACCTCATGTATTCGTCCTCTTTATCGCAATAGCCGACCCAGGCATTGAGCAGACTAACCATGCCGTCGATCCGTTTGGTTGCACCAGTCTTTACCGGCTGGATACTCTCGATACCATCTCGGTTCAGCGTTTTTTTCCCGGTATTGAGTAGGCACCAGCGCAGCATCGGATTATTTTGATAGACCACCCTTTTGTCCTCTAGTGCTGCGCCCATGCGTTTCATAGGATAACTCCAGGTAATCGGGCCTTGCGGCGTCTTGACCATATCAAAACCGCAGCCCCGCATTTCTTCCTGCCAGTACCCCGCCAGGGCGCGGTCGTAGAATATCCACAAGGGTCGGATATCGTATTGCTCTACCATCTCTATAAACCACTGGGTAACGGCTCGATAATCCACCGCAGCCCCTTCGCAGATATGCAGCCATCCCTGCTCTGCCCACAGTTTGTATGGAGCCTCCCGCTTGCTGTTAGCCTCCACGTCGTCTACCCGAGCTTGCGGCAGGAAGTATTTTTGTAAAACGTAGTAATTGTCATCATCGGGCTTTTTAATCAATAAACTAGCGCAGGTCAAGTCTGTAGTGCTTGACAAATCACAACCGCCGATTGCGTAGGATTTCTTTAAATACTCCATCGGCACGGATTGCTCATTGACCGCCGCCTCATATGTCAGCCAGGCTTCGTTTGTGTTTTCCGGGATATTAAAGTCCTTGGTCAAGACAGTCGGCAAAAAGGTGGGATCTCGCTTTGCCTTATTGACGTTATCGGTCAGCGTGGCTAGGGATTTGATCTTGCCCAGTCCGGGATTGGCTTTTGCCCAGCATTCTGGCTTGTCCCATTCCTGCTTGCTGTCCAGCTCATATATCAGCGGCAGCAGTCGGTAGTCATGGAATCCATCCTCCCATAGCGCAACCTTTGAGCAGTAATCATACTTGCTGTCAAAGAACATCTCCCGAATATAGCCGTTGGTACTGATCAGCCAGGCCAGCGGCTGCTCCCTGGCCGCCTGCGACTGCACCATCACGTCATAAACCTTGGAGTCCCTCGCCTCGTGGAACTCATCAAGAGAAAACCAGCTGCTATTCAGTCCGTCCATCGTTTTAGTATCAGACGCAATCGCCTTTAAAGCGGACATTGTCGCCGGAAAATATATATCAGACTGCCGCTTTTTTGTAAGTGATTTGATTTGCGGGCTTTGTTGACGCATATTAACGCACTCATTGAACACCAACTTGGCTTGGTCGAGCTTATTTGCCACCGCATAGCATTCTGCCCCTGCCTCGCCGTCTGCCATCAACATATACAGCGATAATCCACTCGTGAGCGTACTCTTTCCGCTTTTCCGGGCAATTAAAAACACAACCTCACGGAATCTCCGCTTATTGTGTTCATCTACCCATCCAAACGCAAGCTGTATCGCTGCCTTTTGGAATAGTTCCAATTTGAATGGCTTGCCACCCCACCGTCCTTTGGAGTGTTTACAGAATTTTTCAATAAAATCAATAGGCCGTTGTCCCGCCGCCTCATCAAAGTAAAACGGAAAGTCTTTAGGCGGATTATCCATCCACGCACACTCGCGCTCATATAACGCCCTAACCTTTGCGCCGACAACTTCATCGCCTTTATGTATGGCCTTTAAGTATTCTTTTACATAATTCACACCATCTCACTCGCCTTAATCGCCGCGAATAAACGCCATCAGCTCGTCCGCACTGTCGCTCCCCTCATCCCTAAGCGTGGTTATTATCTTCATCAGCGTTTGCACGGTCTGATTTGCTCCGTTTGCCGTTTTGTTATATTCAGTTATGGCGGGATGAGTGTAAACATTCTGCCGACCTTTGACATATTCTTTCGTTACAAGCGTTCCATCTGATTTGATGCTTTTTTCCAAGTCGTTCAAAATATTGATCTGCACTTGATACCGTTTAAACGTGGTTATGAAAAAGAAGTTCTGCTCAACGCCGTGCTTCTCGGCTATTTTTAGTATCTCTTGTGCCTGTTGGTTTAAGTCCATTGCTTTGTCCACATCCTTTCCACTTTGGCGTATGTTCTTAGGTATCTTGACGGGAGTTCCTCGGGTGTGTATGCTTTGAACAGTTTGCCGACGTCGAAATACTTTTCCAGTGTTGCTTGCTTAACGGGCGAACTCGCAGCCCAAAACTTCTTGTTTGTGCTTATCTTGATAATGTTCTCTGTGTCTCTCGCATCGCCGCGGTGCGCGATTGCCGATAGAATAACCGTCGATAGGCTATCCGTCCCCATGCTCTCTACCGTCCAAAGTGTCCTGCCTTGATAAACAATGTTACCTTTTAAGCCTTTGCCAAGTATCCTCCCAAACTCGCCCCGATAGTTGCGGTATGACATCGGAGCGCAAGCCATAGGTGTTGCAGGCATCGCCCTGAACGGTGTGGTGTGTAATACAATGCTCCATTGTTTGCCGCTTGGTGTCGCCATGTCGTTTGTGTATTCAAATGCGCTTATTAGCTCTCTCCAATCGTCCTCAGTTTCTCCTGGCAAACCGCATAAATTATATAATTTTAATTGATGAGGTTTGGTTTCACTTACAATAAGGTCGTGAAGAAATTGACGTAACGTTGCGTCTGATATCGGCTTGTTGACGGAACGCCTTAATCGCTCCGAAAAACCGTCTATCGCCGTTGTTCTTAATTTTGAGAAATTCAAGTCTGTTTTGCCCGATGCGTAGTCAAGCATAGCTAGTTCTTTATGTAACATGCCGCCAATTAACGAACCCGACATTTGATAATAATCTTTATCGGATAAAAACTTTCGGTGCCATGTATATCCACAAAACAAACATTTGTGATTACAACCTATTGCACCTTCTTGATAGTCATGATTTCCATATAACGGTATCTTATACGGATAAGGATTATCCGCTTGTGCTATCTTATATATTTTATCCGGTGAGAATGTTTTGCTATCTGCGGCACTTTCACTATTAAAATCAGTACCCTTATCTATGGCTTTTATAAGTTCAGGCGTAATATGCTCTCCGCGCCCCCATATAAAATAATCCGCAAACGGTAAAAACGGCGTTATGTGCAACAGCCCGGCACCGCCGATTATCACCTTGTATTCGCCTTTCCGCCATTGGATACGTTCCGCTATATATGACCACCAGTCGCAATCCGATGTCAACGATACAAGGACAACATCGTATTTGTGAACCGTTGCTTTCCCTGCCCATTCGACTTCATATCCAGCGCGTTCGATCGCATCGATTACAACCCTTAACCCAACGAATTGTCGCGTGTCAAGGCACTCGTTTTTGTAATTAGCCTTGGCATATTGTTCTTGGACATAGGCACAGATTTTCATATCTCCACCTCGAATTCAAAGCCGCATTTAGGACAATGGCATAATGTTTTTCCCGCGTCTTTGTCTGAATAGTCATCAAGGTCTATGGATTCGTGTTCGCCTGTAATGCCTTGTATTTCCTCGTTGTCAAATCCTATTAGGTCTATGTCAAAGCTAATGTCCTGCAACCCTTCCAATTCAACCTTTAATACTTCCATGTCCCAACCGGCATCTTCCGCGAGTCTATTATCTGCTAGTATATACGCTTTCTTCTGCGCCTCTGTCAGATGTTCAACCCATACGCAAGGCACCTCTGTCATGCCTTCTCGTTTGGCTGCTTCAACCCTGCCATGCCCTGCGATGATACCGCAGTCCTTATCTATCAAAACAGGATTGACAAAACCAAATTCGCGCAGGCTTGCCTGTATCTTTTTTATCTGATCGTCCGAATGCGTTCTGGCGTTGTTGGCGTATGGTATTAGTTTGTCTATGGCTATAAGCTCTAATCTTTCGGTATGTTTGCCCATGTCAGCGTAAAACCTCCTATTCCAAAAAACATTATGCGTATCGGTCAGTAACAGAGATG